AATCATCATCTACATCATAATAATGTGTGTAACCTACATGTGAACTACCCACCCACGCCAGAGCCGATGGGTTGGGCTTCAAGTTTCATTGACTCGACCAATGTCAACGCCTCCACTTGTTTTTGTTTATACTCCGATTGCATCCCAAAACCAGAGTTAATACAAATATACGACTTTATTTTTAAAAGTCAAATCTTTTTGTTGCTTACAACCCATTCACGCTAAAGCGATGAATGGGTTTTACGCTCCTTTATAAATTACTTGTTGGGCTTAAAGCTTGTCTAAAACTAATTGGTACACCAAGGCCATTAACTTGCCGAATAATCCTTTTGATTTTGTCATTTTAAAATTTTTAATGTTATTGATGTCGCAACGATATGAATAATATTTTAAACTACCAAATATTTTTTAACTTTTTTTAATAACCTAGTTTTTTACTACTTTTTTTAAGTTTACTATCGATGGTAGCACTCTTTAATTTATTTTCTAACGTCGTATTCTTTTTACTGATTTCAGCTATAATTTTAGCTAAGTCTAACGGAGTTTCTAAAATTTCAGATTTATTTTTAAAATCTTGAATTGCTTCATAAATAAATGCGCCAGTAAACCCTTCTGATTTAAAGAAATTAACCAACATTTCATCAGTTAATATTTTTATATCCTCTTCACTTACTGAATTATATTTTTTATCTAAATTTTCTAATGATTTAATAATTATCGACTTAACATTTTCATTTGTCAATTCATCAAAGAATAATAATTTATGGAAACGGCCTGGCCTCTGTGCGGCTAAATCAATTAAATGTGGCGCATTTGTACTTGCAATAACACCTACATTATCAGGTAATTTGTCAACACCATCTAATATATCTAAGAAAGCACCTAATAATGGGCTATATGAACCATGATTCCTATCACCTAGATATAAATCAATATCATCTAATATCAACACACAAGGTGCTAAAATTTTAGCCAATTCAAATTTGTCTTTAATGATTTTACAGATATTTGTTTTAATGATTGTAACATTTTGATTATTCAAAAGTTTACTAATCGCCCTAGTTGACTCGGTTTTACCCGTTCCTGGCGCACCACTAAACATGTATCTAGGTAGCACCCCTTTCTTCTCGAATAACTTAATGTACATATTTAAATCATCCATCAAATCTTCAGGTAAGAATACATTATCAAAAGATAATTCTTTAAGGTCACGTATTTTCCACTCTAAAAACTCATCAGCGATTGTTAAATAACTACCTTTTAAGTTGGAACTATCAACAGCTAATTTAAATAACTTATCATATACTACATGAGATTTAATATCATCATCATCTAAGCTACTTAATCTAACTAAATTTCTAACTTGACCACCTTCTCTAAACGCTAATAAAACAAAAGTCATATTATTACCATTAATACTAATTAAAACAGTATATTCAAACACCACAGGTGGATAATCAGGTAAATAATCAATATAGTTATTATCTATATTTAAGATACCTTTAAATTTAACACCTTCATAAGATTCGACTCCTTCATTAGTTCGTTTATGACTTAACAGATTAAAGAAGTTAAAAAATATCGCCATGATTGGTTTATTTACTTCATCATAAAAACTAACCTTCGATTTATAATTATTTCTTGAAGTGACCCCTTCATCATAATAAAAATCTTCACCCATATCTATAGCAGTTGCTTCGTTGACCTCTTCATCCCAACCTTCGAAATCTTTATTTGACGTTATTTTTCTACTCATCTTTAATTGTTTTATCATTTAACCCCTTAGCGAACACTAATGCTTCATCATGGTTGTTAAATTGTTTACTATCTATTTGTTTTCCCTTACTGTTAGTTACAATAAAATAACCATTTTTGTTATCAAATTTAAACCTAACCTTAAAATTTAACCCAGCACAAGATTTGCTAGGCTTACTCAATTTAATTTTTTTGTTCGCCATCGTTTCTTTTTATTTAAGCAAATATACTATTTTAATTGTTTACTAACAAATAATTTTGTTATTTTTTTTAAAAACTTTTTTTGAGACTCATGTAATAACCTTTCTGCGAAGTCTAACGTCTCCCATATAGTAATATCGTTCTCAGGTAATTGCATGCCCGTATAGGTGCATTCAAACATGCTAACGCATGTCAAGTCTAAATTCAATTCAGATAGCGGGAAATCGACTAAAAACAAGTGACCTTGTATCTTTTTATTCTTACTAGAATATGATTCTATTCCTAAATCTTTATAAAATGTAATATTCTCATAAAGTTTCAAATCTAAATTAGTTTCTTCTAAAGCTTCTCTGATTGCAGCTTCTTTTGAAGTTTCACCTTCTTCGTATAATCCTTTAGGTACTGACCATACAGCTAATGTATGACCCATTGCATGAGTAACCAATATCTTCCCTAAACTATCTATTATAAACGCACCATTTGTTATCTCCATATTATTGTTTCCACCAAGGTATATCTTCTTCTTTTATTGGTTGTTCGTATTTGTATATTCTAACCTTTAAATTCATTTTTTTTGCTAAATCTATCATGTGGGCTGTGCCTTTAGATGATTTATCCCAGAAAGCAATCAACGCATCAGCATATTCAGCCATTTCTTTATTACGCACCATTCCAGCGATTTTCCAATAAGGTTTGCCTGATTTATCACACCCAATTTGACTTTCTGGTTTATCTTCAACACTGTCCCAATTTGCTGGAAATTCTTTTATTGGATAACCCATAAATCTAGCAAATTGTTCACCTAATTTATCAGCCCCATTTGCTTTACCAGAAACCACTTCAACATTTTGTTTATTTTGAAGTATGTGCATACAGAATTCAGATAACGTTCTAAAATCATCGAAGTCCCTACCACCAGCAATTATAACTCTAAATTTATCTTCCATTATTTTAATAATGTTATACGAAAAGAAAGCAAGTCTAAATATTTAGACTTGCCCATTCTTTCCGAAAATTTACCATAAAAGTTTTTATGGTTTTTATTTCTAAAAGCTAACCCTTTACCCCATATTCGAAACCAGAATATGCCATTACCTGTATAGATATATAACGGCCCTATTCTCATATTTATTTATATTCAGTATATATCCATAACACACCATTCTCATCTTTAATTGGCTCATTCATAGGCCAATCACATGGTACGTCTACTTTAATTTTATTACTTATTCCAGTATCATTATCACTTAATGTAATTCCAGTTTCAACTGTTGCATTGGCATTTAATACTAGATTTATTGAACTCGCAACAGTACCTTCAACTATCAATTTGGCACCAACTGGAGTGTTATAAGCTTTATCTTCTTGATAGCTTTCAAATATTAACGTACCGCTTCCATTTATATCACCTTTAATTATACAATTTACTGACCTCATATGAAGTTCTTTACCTTCAGGTATTGTAATTGAACTTTGGAATCCAATCCATGGGCCTACAGAATAAGTTTGGTCTATGTCATTTTTAATCATCCCCGAAAAATATCTCCCACTAAGGTTATTAATATCAATATTTCTACTTTCCCAATCCATCCAAACTGGTGTTTCTTTTGTACTAGGAATGAATCCTTCAGCTGTATATGCTTTACTGGATGAAGATTTAAGTGTCATTCCAGCTGTTACTTTTTGTTTATAAACTGTTTTAGTACAGTTATCTGGTTGACATTTGGTTACCATGAAGCCTATTTGCGCTATTAACAATATGACTCCGATTGCATAAATAATGTTTTTGTTTTTCATAATTTGTTATTTTTAATATTTAAGCAATGATACAAAAAAAAATTTACATAAACAAATTATTTATATAAATTTTCTAACTTTTTAAAGATTAAATGCAAATATTCCCGATAATACGCACTTTGCTTATATTCATCAGTAAGCCATTTATCGTTAAATTTTAACTCTTCTATTAAAGATTCGCTATCCATTTATTTCATTAATAATTGATATTTATCAAAATTTACCATATAACCATCATGTGGAAAACGTGAACTACCCACCCACGGCAGAGCCGATGGGATGGGCTTCATGAGTCAGCACTCTCACTAATGTGGGCAGTTCATCATGATTTTTAAGAGTGTGTTCCCCACTCAAAATATTTTTTAATGCAAATAATTTAATATTTATGGCAGCGTTTACATCTCTATCAAGAACAGAATTACACTTTTGGCAAGTCCAAGACCTATCTTTTAGTGTCAGTTCTTTATTTATGTATCCACAACAGTTGCAAGTCTTGGATGATGGTGCAAAACGTCCTATACGTAGAATGTTTTTACCATACCATTCAGCCTTGTATTCCAACATAGTTACAAAAGTTGACCAGCTTACATCATTTATTGCTTGTGCTAAATTGTGGTTTTTGACCATATTACTTACTGCCAAATCCTCTAAACAAATTGTTTGGTTCTCACGAATTAATTTAGTGGATGTTTTATGCAGAAAATCTTTACGTTTGTTTACTACTTTTTCGTGTAGTAAGGCAAGACGGTGTTTAGTGTGTTTACCTTTGTTTTTTGAATATTTACGTTGTACATATTTTAGTTTACTTTGTGCTTTTCGTAAGTTCTTTGGATTTTCAAATACTTCACCATCAGATGTAATTGCAAAATCTTTAATACCCAAGTCAATGTTGTGTTTTCTTTAATAGGTGCTTTAATAGGCATTTCAGTATTAGTATCAACCAATACTGAAACAAAATATTTACCTGTTGGGGTAACACTTATGGTAGCACTTTTAATTGTTCCTTTAATTTCTCTATGCAAAACTATATTAATTCCTTCTTTGAATTTAGGAATAATCAAAAGGTCATTTTCAACTATTACGTTTTGTGGAATTGAAAAAGATTGTTTTCCTTTATGTTTAGATTTGAATTTTGGAAAACCTGCACCTTTAAAGAATTTCTTAAATGCAATATCCATATTTTGTATAGATTGTTGTAATGATTGGCTGTTGACTTCTTTTAACCACTCACATTCTTTTTTAAGTTCTGGTAGTTGTTTGATTAAGTCAAAAGGAGAAAAATTATGTTTAGAACCTAAATACGCTGTATTTTTGTTTCTAATGCAAGGTTATACACAAAACGACTACTACCAATATGTTTGGCAATCAACTCTTTTTGTGAGTTTGTTGGGTATAATCTATATTTAAATCCTTTAAGCATATATTATTAAATAGTCTAAACTTTTGCAAAAATACAATATTATTTTGACAAAACCAAATATTTGTTTAAATTCACAAAATGTAAGCGACAAATGTAGTAATTAACCTTGACTTAAAATATATTGACGAATAGTATCTGGACTTGCTTCACCAATAGAGCAAACGAAATACCCTGCTGACCAAAACATACTTTTGTACCAATACTCCCTACGAAGCAATGTTGAATGTAATTGCCAAATATGATATGTAGATTGTTGTTTTAACCTACGTACAATTTGAGATATAGACAAACGAGGTATGTACCTAATTAAGAAATGTATGTGGTCTATATCACTTTGAAATACCTCTACATTAAAATCTGAATTATCTATGATGTTGTTGAATATTACATACATATCTTCTTTAAGTTGATTAACTAATAATGGTTTACGATATTTTGTAACCAATATAATATGTGCTTTAAGATAATGTTTTGAATGGTTTGTAGAAATGTAATTTGATTGCATAATGTAGTATTTTGTTTAAATTATTTACAACCAAAGACGGAATGATTTAAACAAAATACGGTATGAAATAAATTAATTTTAACCAAAGTTTGTGATTTAGATAAAAATATTGTACTTTTACAAAAGTTTAGACTATTTAATAATATATGCTTAAAGGATACAAATACAGAATATTTCCAACAGATGACCAAAAAGACCAACTACAAAGGTATTTTGGTGTAAATAGACTTGTCTATAATTTGGGGTTGGAAACCAAGACTGTTGCGTATGCCTCAAATAAAAAATCAATATCTAAATATGATTTAATAAAACAACTTCCAGAATTGAGAAAAGAATTTGACTACATTAAAGAATGTCCAAGTCAAGTATTACAACATAGCATAATCAATTTAGATACAGCATATCAAAACTTTTTTAAGGGTAAAGGTCAATTTCCTAAATTTAAAAATAAGTATTCCAAACAGTCAATTACGTTTCCACAAGGATTTGAAATATCGTTTAAAGAGGGAATACTAAAGCTACCTAAATTAAAAGAAGTTGCTATTGATTACCACAGAGAATTTAAAGGTTTACCTAAAAGAGTTACATTAACTAAAACAGTAACTGGTAAATATTTTGTTTCAATATTGGTTGATACTCAAACCGAAAAACCAAAGAAAAAATCAATTAAAACTGAAACATCTGTTGGTATTGATTTTGGAATTAAAGATTTAGCTATTACTTCTGATGGTGTAGTATATGAAAATAAAAACTTCTTTAAATCACAACAAAGAAGATTAAGAGTTGAACAAAGAAGCCTTGCAAGAAAACAGAAAGACTCAATAAATAGAGAAAAACAAAAATTAAAAGTAGCATTACTGCAAGAAAAAATTCGTAACCAAAGGACTGATTACTTGCACAAAATATCTACTGAATTAGTTAAATCTTATAATACAATTGTATTGGAAGATTTGTCTGTTAGTAATATGGTTAAGAACCATAATTTAGCTAAAGCAATATCTGATATGGGTTGGCGACAATTAAGAACAATGCTTGAATATAAGACTGAATGGCAAGGTAAAAATCTTGTTGTAATTGGAAGGTTTGAACCAAGCAGTAAAGTATGTTCTAACTGTGGAAACCACAAGAAAGATTTAAAACTTTTAGATAGAACTTATGATTGTGATAAGTGCGGTAATTCAATTGATAGAGATGTAAACGCTGCATATAACATAAAGAATTTCGGGGTTAGGGACAACCCTTTGTACGCTAACGTGAGCCATTAGGCTGTGCGTTGTGCAGGAAGCCCACACATCTTTTTAGTGTGTGGGTAGTTCACCGTGGGTAGTTTCGTATAATTTTCGATAATCCTTACTCATAAATATAATATAATAAATTATATTCATAAGTAAAGAATGTTTGTGGAGACAAAGGAAATCGAATCCTTCTCTCGGACATTGTGGACACGCTGGGATTCGAACCCAATCTTCCTCATTGCAAATGAAGAGCATTTGCCATTTATGCTAACGGCCCATATTTATTATCCCATTTATTAACTTTTTTTATTAAATCTTCTAGATTAATACTACTTTTACCATCTTTTTTATTATTTTCACCATGCCTCATTAATTTACAATTGGCTGGGTGACTAATATAATACGGGTCAACACCATTTTTAAATCCTTCACTAATTGAGTACATATGGTCTCTACTTATCCCATTTGGATTGTCACCCATATTTTTAGCTTTATACCAGCCATACTCTTCAATCAACCAAAAATCAAATTTATCTGGGTATGAATTAAGACTAAATTTAAATTTACAAGCTTTACGGTATTCAATTTTATCACTCCTATCAAATGAATCTAACCATAGTTCCCTTTTAAGCTTTTTAGTTTTTAAGGCCTTGTTAATAACATCTTTAGTATGTAATTTACTCCAATTAATGTTACCAACTTTTGCTTGGGCTTTTGCTGATATTGAGAGATTCTTTCTTCTTTCAGGGTCACGATTGGCCAATAAAACTTTTTCAGATTTTTTAGCGATTTCAGATTTTTTACTTTTATCTTCTTTGGACCAAGTTCTACTATTAGCACAAGACCTAGAACAAAACTTACCCTTTTTATGGTGGTTATTACCACACTTTGGACATTCTTTCATATTAATAAATATCACAAAATAATCGAAACGACCACATAAGTTTAGGTAAATGTCCAACGCCTTGCCTTGGTACATGTGCCCCCCATATTGCGGTTTTCGGAGGGCTCGAACCTCCATCTCTGTACTGACACGCACAGTATCTTTTGCCATTTAGACGATAAACCATATTAATTTTTTGGAAACAATGGGACTCGAACCCATATCTTACCAATAGCTATCCTAACCAGTTAGACGATACCCCCAAGGAAATTAATAACCTTAGTTTGCAAACTTGTAGCCCATGAGAGAGTCGAACTCTCGTTTACAGGTCGAAAACCTGTCGTCCTAACCATTAGACGAATGGGCCATATTTGGGTAGAATCAATGTGCACATTGTCTACCGAGACTAGTTTCATTACCTAAGACTTCATAGATAAGAGGATTAACTATCACAATTTGTGGTCGGAGTTGGAATCGAACCAACGACACATGGTTCTTCAATAACTTTTTGGTATAGTGGCTTGAACTGGAATCGAACCAGTGACATATGGATTTTCAGTCCACTACTCTACCAACTGAGTTACCAAGCCTTATAGAAAGGTTTTACCTTTATACTCTAAATTTATTTTTTCTAAAATCCCATAAGTGCTATGTTCTAATCTGTGACACAGTGCACATAATAATTCACACTTATCCAATTCTTCTTTACCCCTTTCCCAAGATTTATTAGCCAAGTTTAAACCACTTGGATTAAAATCTTTTTGATTTGGGTCTTTATGATGAAAATCAAATCCTGATACATCACCCTCCCAACCACATCTTTTACATTCACCACCTAGATATTCAACAGCTAATTTCTTGACTCTATATCTCCTTAGATTAGTGTTACACGTACCACATAACTTCTTTTTAGATGTCTTACCACACACTAGACAATTATTAGGTTTATTTTTATGTAATGTTATATTAAACTTATCTAAAGTTCTATAAACTGTTTTCCTACCTATTTTTAATTCTTTTGATATAACTGTGGCTGTTTCACCAGCGTTATACATTTCTATAATCTTTTCGTCTCTACTCATATTAATAAATATGAAGTTTTTATTAAAAGACACATTTTTTAAAAAATAAATTCTACCAAAATGTCAAATAACTTATTATGCTCTACCCGACCATTATTATTTGTACTGCCGACCAGATTCGAACTGGCGTCTGCAAGGTTGAAAGCCTTGTGTACTTGACCGCTATACTACGGCAGCAAATTTGTGGGAACTAAGAGAGTCGAACTCTTACCTTATGGGCTTCAACCATACGAACTACCATTATTCGAAGTCCCCTTATGAACCATTTAAAAACCTCCCCGACAAGGGTTAAAACAATGATTCTTTGTTTTATTTTTGGCAACTACAACGGGAGTCGAACCCGCTACATGGATAAACCAAACCTGAGTGACAGTCAGGTACACCAACCGTTATGCGCTGGTACTGTTTGAGGGTTACATTAACCCTCTTAATTGTTCTTTCAACTCCTGAATCTTTCTTTGTTGAAGTGGTACATTAATTTCCACAGTATTAGAGGTTTTTTTAGTTAAAGATAAAGTTAATTCATCTTCTAACATTTTGATTCTCTCAATTAATCTATTTCTCTTTTTATCAATCTTACCCATAACCATTTTCTTTTTTCCATTGGTTATGCAACCAATTTACGTGTTCATACGCTGAACCTTTACCTTCATGAATATCATTGAATCCATTCTCTTTAGTGATTACAGATTCTTTAGGTGTTACTGAACCTCTATATTTAGTTCCATAATTACCAGTGAATTTTTTAGTTACTGGGTCGAAATCTCCCCATTTACTATAACCATCACCTATCCATTCAATATAATACTTTTTTCCTGTTTCTGGATAGAACATTATCTCTCTTCCAGTTTCATCTCGATTAAGTAGGAAATTCTTAATCACTTCTTTATTTATCCCATGATAATCAAATTTAATTTTGCGGATGTCACGGGGGTCGAACCCGCAATCGCTTGAGTGACAGTCAAGCATGTTACCTACAACACCTCACATCCGTTTATAACAAAAAAAAATCTCATCCGATTTGGATGAGATTTTGTCTTATTGTTTTTATTATTTTTTAAATAACTTAACTTTCATTTTTGACAATTCTCATCCTACCCAAGCTAAAATCTGCCTCGGCTGCGAAAAATTCGTTTTCAAATATGTTAATTAAGTTTCTCATTACTTTTATTTTGTGGTACTTTATTAATACCGTTATTAATATATAGTGCAAATATAGTAAATGTTTCAATATAAAACAAATTTTTTTGCAATTATTTTTAAATTATTTTTAAATTATTTGATTTTCAATTAATTAAAACCTTGATTTTTTAAATTAATTTCAGAACTTTACCTAATTCAATGCTAAGTATTTCAGAATCATCAAATGCCACATAAGAAAAACCTTTTTCTTTAACCCTATCCATCATAACACTACCAGTGTCATATGGTACACCTAAAGCGTGACATAACTCTCTATATAGCCTTGCTTTTAATATTAATCTATCTAAACGAACTTTGGGGTCCAATAAGATTAATTTGTTATTCAAATCAATTTCAGATAAACCTTCAATTTGCTTATCCTCTTTTGCTATTAGTATATAACTAACTTTACTTAATAATTGTTCTTGAATATCGTAGCCATTTTGGGCGGCTTCGTCAACGAATTCCTCAAGATATTGAACAATAAGTGAATCGTTCATAATTACTGACCCATTGGTTTGTCCAAAACTAAAGGTTAATGTCAACATTAATAATACAAGTAGGGCTGTTTTTTTCATGTTTTTCTAATTTTAATTCGGCTAATTTATGAATTCTTTTTTAGATAGCCTAATTTTTTCCATTTTTTTTTCAAAATGCTTATTCTATTTATACCTATTTCGTTGATATGATTGTTTTCATCGACATAATCAGGGTATTGTTCAGCATAAAACTTTTTAACATCTTGAGATTTGTTGATTAAAATTTCAGCATTCTCAATCATTTTATTCAAAGCATTTAATTTATCTAATAATTCTTCATCATAAGTTTTTAACAACTCCTTCCTTAGATTTTCTCTAATTGGGTAGATATTTTTTAATGCTTCAACTAATTCTTCGTTTAAATTTTCATTTAGATTCATATAAATAATTTTACCATCTCTTGTTCTAAAATTGATAACCTATGTCTTAAATGATTAAGTTTATTATCGTATTCTTCGGATGTTGTGTTAATACCAGCATTTGCTGATTGTAATTTTGATATCTCCCTTTGGATAACATCACTTTCTCTTGTTAAGCTTTCAAATCTTTCAGCTTTTTCTGTTTGTGTCATAATATTAATTATTTTATATACCTAATATATTCAATAAATAGTATTAATCAATAGTTTAGCTAAAATAATTGTTATTATTTTAGCTACAAAACTTATTCGACTAAATACCAGTATTATAGATTATGTATTATTTTATGAATATCTCTAGGGGATACCAATGTGCATTATTTGGTAATTTCTTCAATACGTTTTTTTGGTATATCATAGTGATTCTTATGGAATCAACATCGTTTGATGTTTAAATCTTTGGCCATTGCGTGTAGATTTTCAGTGAACTACCCATTAGCTAAAGACCAATGGGTTTTACGCTCCAAAATATAAATATGTAGAAAGGTACAAAAGTTCCAAAGTCCCTCTAGTCAGAATCGAACTGACGAAATCGTGGGGTCTACTTACTTAAAGAACTTTTAATCCATTTTCTAATTGCGTTATCCGTAACAGTTAGGAAAAATTAAATTATTTTTACTTTAAAATTAATACTTCGGATTGTACCCTTACTCAGAGTCGAACTGAGAACGTTTCTTATGTTTTCCACTGGGTCTAAACCAGCAAGCTTTGCCATTTTGCTCATAAGGGCAGTTTAATAATAATAAAAGCCACGCTGAATTCCAACGTACAGCATAGAGGGTTATTTTATTCTAATTGTAATTCTATATATTTTATCTTCATAGTCATGTTCCCACCTAACAACATCAACTCGTTTATGCCATTCACTAGTTTCATATTTAGAACCTTTCATGTCAACTTCCGAAACTTCAATTGTATGCGTTTTCATTGTTTTTAAACTTATTGATTAATTTATATGTTGCAAAATTTTCAGTTACGTTAAAATTATAACCAAAAAACCTAAAACGAAACCCTTTCACATATTTATATTTTCTATATACCCAAAAATAGTTAATTTTTGGAACATCTTTAAATATTGAATACGGAGTTTTTGTTATTCTAATTTCCATAATTTTAATTTTGTACCCCAGTGGGAATCGAACCCACGAAACGACAGGGCTTAAACCTGTTGTGCATTCCAACGTGCACCATGGGGGTGCTTACATAAAAATTGATATATTATTATCGTTTTTTATTATTTTACTACATGTTAATTTTTCTATTATTTCAAAATAACCTTCTATATTTGATGACTTTGTTTTAACCAATTCATTCATAGACATTTCAACTTTTGGTGCTATTATTTTATTCCAATTTTTCATGTAGCCCCATTAGGAATCGAACCTAAGACCTTCTCCGTGTAAAAGAGACGCTCTAAACCACTGAGCTATGGGGCCAATTGTGGGGATGGTGGGAGTCGAACCCACACGCCCCTTTCGAGGCACTGATGCTTAAAACCAGCGTGTCTACCAATTCCACCACATCCCCATTATCATCTAAATAACTGCAATAGGATTCGAACCTATACGTATATGCCTATAACAGAGGGTTCACCCTTCAACCCAGATGGCAAGTCTGCGGCTAGTCATTAAGACGGTTAGGTCCCCGTGGCTACCAATTTCACCATACGCTCATTTAGATATTCAGACCATCATTTTATGTTGCAACATAACAGATGGCCTCACAATTGTTGTGCGGCCAGAGGGATTCGAACCCCCGTTATACTATTCGCCCCCACCTTGTAAGGGTGGTGCTCTTGACCTACTGAACTATGGCCGCATTTTTATTTTGAGCACTAGGTTGGATTCGAACCAACGTTGAGATTTCTCTGGCGGTTTTGCAGACCACCCCCTTCGACCACTCGGAGCACTAGTGCATAAAAAAGCTCGATGCGTTAACATCGAGCTTTTATAACAATTTAAAAAATATATAAATAAATCCTTTAAGTAATTACATAACTCGATGTGTCAGTACACACGACCAACAGACATAAAGATAATAAAGTTACTAAAGTTTTCATTTTCATTTTTATTTAAGAGACTGTTCAGATTCAATCCTTTCCCATTTGGGTTTGTCCAGATGTATTATCCTATCTCTTGTTAATATATATGTGCAAATATAGTAATTGTTTAAATAAAAAACAAGTTTTTTTATACTTTTTTTTAAATTATTTTTTAACTTCCTCATTATCAAGGTAATAATTCTTATAATTTATAAGAATACCTAAGCATGGTAGGTCTGACCTTGTGATTAAATCGATTTCATGCTCATCATCATCATAATGCATATCGAATGTTTTAAGAAAATGAACTTTATCTTGAAATTTGGTAAAGTGTATATTTTCTTTTTTAATCCCTAATCTATTGGCCACTTTATATAAATACTCATTTGTAAACCCTAGACTATCATCTTCATGTTGCCTAGTGGTGGTAATATGAACTTCGTCACCATATTTAATATGACGTTTAGCCAACCTTTGAATTAAAGGTGTTGATAGCGTACTATCAAAATCAAAACTAACTTTCATTATAATGTTTTTCGGTAATCCCTAATTTGAGTTAAATAATCGTCTAATTTTGTAACATCTTCTTTTTTAAGTGCGTCTAGTATTAGGGGTTTTAATTTTAATAATAAATTTTTAAGACCAGTATCCCAGTCTCTCAATCTTGCCGCTTCTTCAAAATCTTCAACTTCTATTGCAAGTGCTAACTGTTCTGTAAATGGTAAAGGTAATATATCTTCGTAATCAATATCTATAACATTTTCTTTACCGTATGGGTAATTTGGTTTATTGGAATATAATCCATTCATAATATCAAAGGGGTTTTTAAGGTTAAATTGGCCTATTTTAATTAAATTAACGCTACATATTGGTCCATCAAGGGTATTCCAGATTAATCTAGAAGCTACCCACTCAGTACCTGATATTGTTTTAATATCATCAGCATCACCTAGAGTTTTAAAATCAATTGTTTTAAGGTCTTCCTCAGTGATTATTGTCACATTTTCAATACCATTAAAAAATAAGTTTAAAATTTCCTCAGATATGGGAATTTTTTTCTCATTTAAAAATCTTTTAGCTTTCTCAAATTGCTCGTCTTCCATCATTAATTTTTATAGTACAAATATATGAATTTATTAAGTCTTACACAAATAAATATCAATATTCTTTGATAATATCTGTTAAATATTGACCGTATCCACTTTTACCCAACGAATGTGACAGTTCAACGAGTTGTTGTGAATCAATATATCGCATTCTCCAAGCAACTTCTTCAATACAACCTATTTTAAGGTTTTGAAGATTTTGGGTTGCTTTGACAAAATCACTAGCTTCATTCAATGAATCAAATGTCCCAGTATCTAACCAAGCAGTACCTCTATTTAATTTAACAACGGCTAAAGAATTATTTTCTAAGTATACTTGATTAATTGAAGATATTTCTAATTCACCTCTATCACTAGGTTGTATAGTTTTAGCTATATTAATCACACTATTAGGGTAAAAATATAAACCTGGTATTGCATATCCAGATTTAGGGGTTTCAGGTTTTTCTTCAATTGATATTACGCTACCTTCAGAATCAAATTCCACAACACCAAATCTTTCAGGGTCTTTTACGTGGTACCCAAAAATAATTCCAGCTTCAAAACCAGTATCAATATCTTCAACGCATTGCTGTAAAATTTTAGATAAACCACCACTATAAAATATATTATCACCTAATATCAATGCTACACTATCACTTCCAATAAATTCTTCACCTATAATAAATGCTTCAGCTAACCCATTGGGCTGTTCTTGAACAGCATACTCAAATCTACAACCTAAATGAGTTCCATCACCCAATAATTTTTTAAATAAGTGTTGGTCCTCTGGGGTTGTAATTATAAGTATTTCATTAATTCCAGCCAACATAAGCGTTGATAATGGGTAATAAATCATTGGTTTATCGTATATTGGCATTAGTTGTTTACTAACGCTAATTGTGAGTGGGTGCAACCTTGTTCCAGCACCGCCAGCTAATATAATTCCTTTCATAACTTTATTTTATTATACAATCTCTGCATTCCCAACTGGAACCTACAGAATTACATGCTTGGTCATACAAGAAAGCGTCATCAACCTTTTTCATACCATATTGTTGTTCCAAGGTTAGCCTTTGTCGCTTACATCCCATCCACGCTAAAGCGATGAATGGGTTTTACGCTCCATTTTATAAAACGCCTATCATCTGTATTAAATTGGAGTGTCATATAACCATTACCATCCTTATCCTTATGTTGGTCATAATTACATCTATCTTGAATGCCTTCTATAATAACATTTAACATTCTTAATCTTTCCTCTAGGTCTAATTTTTCGTCTAAATACTCTTTTAAATGCTTATCCATGTAATTTTTTTAATATTATTAAACAATTCTTTATTGTTGCTTCGTTATATGACTGTCTGGCCAACCAGATGCAATAATTACTCAATTCAGCTTCATCTAAGTCACTATCTTTCTTTCCTTGATGTTTGCCACCAATAAAATGCATTTCGTCCTTAAAACGTCTGAAAATGTCGCATTTAACCTTTTTATTAATATGTTTGGTTTCACTAATATTAATCAGAACCCCATCTTGGATATCGCCAAATTTAATGAAGTACCTATCACCAAATTTCAACTTCATATATGCAATAACCATTTGGTTATCAATATAAACTTCACCATCGATTTTTTCACCCAATTCATTAACTAAATTATTAAAAACCAATCTCCGACTTACGGTTTGATAGTTGATGAATCTATCAAATGTAGCAAACATTCTATTCATAGTACAAATATACTAAAAATTAATGATAAATCAAAGTTTTACCTTTACTTAATGGATTATTTTTTCCATATTTCCATAAAATTAAAATATGGGAGTAATTTATTTATTAACGAACAACAATGACCAATATAAGATTGGTATTACCAAATATAACGGTAAAAAGAGAATCAAGAATTTGCAGACAGGAAATGGTGATGTGATTGATGTTGTGGCTGAATTTGAATCTAAATACAATAATAAAATTGAAGGTGCGTTGCATAAGCGTTATGGAACCAAGCGATTGAAGGGTGAATGGTTTGTATTAGAAAAAAAAGACATCCAGAATTTTATTTCTGAATGTCAATCTTTACATAACAATTTCGAGTTTTTGGAGCAATCAGGCAATCCTTTTATTTAATATTGTTGGCTTGTTCGAATAAAGCATAGATATATTCTACATCACTATCAACTATAATATCATCAAAATCATTACCATAATACACAGTACATACATAATCTTTAAAAGTATATATAGCTTCACCTAATTCTTTACCTTGAAGACCATATCTCTCCATTACGGTTTTACCGTTGAACTTCATATTAACCAGCTTTTTCTTGGCAGCTTTATATTCAATTTCAGCTAATCTTATATCAATATTAGCCTCTGGAAACCAACTTCTAATAACCTCAATAATATTATTCTTAGCATATTTAACCACATTCTCATTATACTCAGGATGTGCTGGTTTATCTTCAATGTAATCTAAGAAAGCCATATAAGATGCTCGTTTAAGATTTCTCTCACGGTTAATCTTATTTAATTGACTTAATTGAAACATTTCAGGGTTGAATAATGATGATGTCATTGTATATTCAAATATATCTTCAAGCGTGTCAAACCCATCTAACCATTTTTGGTAATCTAAACCTAAAAATTGAAAAATCTTAGGGTAGTCTTTTGATACCATAATTTTAGTTTTGGTATTAGCATCACTAAAATAATTATACCATAACCCTTCTTGACCACTTTTAAATCCAATTGATTGGGCTAATCTTCCCAGAAAATTTCCTAAATCGTTAAACGCTAAGTAGTGATAATTAGAATCATAATCCTCATCGGCACATGTAATGAAATCCACTTGAAGCTCCTTATAGTCAAATGACCATGCGTTACCATTATGAAAAATTTCATTTGGTTTAAATGTTGCATCAATATAGTCATTCATGTTACCATAAAAACCATCCATTGATATAATGATATCGATATCACCAAACGTTTCTTTCTTAGCGAAGAATCGTGGTATGTCGTATCTTAAGAATGTTTTTGAAAGAACATCAAAAATTTCATTCTTGATATCTTCAAATTCTTGTCTTTCGTACCTTCTTGTAAAGGTGTTTTTAAGTGCTCTACCTCCTATGATTTCTAAGTTTTAAATTATTAATTTCTTAATCTAGTATTGATAATACCATTTATTTTTTCAATGAAAATTTTACGCATATACTGATAATCACAAACCTCACCAGCAAAATTATCAGGAGTGTCGATTTTTGTTAATTTATCTAATAACCAATACTTCTCAGCCCATTCAATAAATTCTTGACCAACAGTTACTGGTTCTTTAATTTCTACACAATCACTTAATCCATCCATTATTGTTTAATATTTTTAACGGCTTGTACTTCGTTGATATTAATAACTCTATTACTTTTTATTACAATATCCATCCTTTTTTCTAATTCCCTATATGGTTGGGATATAATCCATTCATGGTCATTACTACGAACTACAACATTAAAACCATAGTCTTTTAAAACTTATTAAATTAAATATTGAATTGTGCTTTTACCTGTAGCTGAATAACCAACTACATTGATATCGATTTCATTTCTTTCTAAATCCGATAATTCTCTTTTCATTTTATTATATTTTCTACAAAGATACGTAAAATAAAATTAACTACCAAATTTTTTAGTAAAATCTTTAATTACTCTATCAATAACACTAGTACTAGATAAATTTATATTATAACCAAATTTATCGTTTAAAATAGATATTGTATTTCTCTTACTATTTTTATTTTTAATTGATTTTAAAATAAATTTTATTTCTATCCTACTAAATTTAATAGTTCGTTTATTATTTTTTTTTACTTTATTTTTAGAATCAATTGTATGTTTACTACCTAATTTACTTAACCTTATTTTTTCTTTAGTTTCTTCAGAAAGTGTTTTACCTACCTGACCTTTAGAGCGATTAATTTTACTTTCTTCAGTCTCACGCCTATTTTTACTATTATTTGATTTTATCTTAAATTTTATTTCATTTTCTTCTTCTTTGGGGATATATTTTTTGATAATTTTATCAATAGAATAAACATTCTTAACATCTCTATTAAAATTTTTATAAAAAGGAGCGTAAAATAATTTAGACTATCTCAATTATATATTTAATAGTGCACTGTTTTGGGTTATAAATAATGAATTCATCATTTCTTAAATCCGCTCCACCATGTGCATAAACTGAATCATAACCTTCATCATCCATTACTTTTTGAGATAATGAGTAACAACTAGAATCATGTTTATAAATATCTTTTTGTTTTCCATGATAAACATCATATAACAATAAATAACCCTTATTAGAACTACCATTTACCCAATAAGAACCTCTTACTGAAGTATAACCTAATGATTTTTGAGCCTTATTAGCATAATATATTCCATCACCAAACATTGACCCCGTATGAACTGCACCTGAAGGTCTAATTAATAATCCTGATTGGATTATATTAAAAATATTTTCATTTCTAGACCCATGCCAGAATAATTTTCTGTCTTTAAATCTAGCATTACCGTAATGTTTATCGAATACAGCTTGTGTTTTCTTATTAACACATTTATAAACCTTTTTAAGTCTATCTTTAGTTGGTCCAACCAATCTATCTATCAATTCTAATTGTTTAGGGTCAGTTTCAACAGACACCTCTAACCCCATTTGTTCTAATAAGGTAATTTCCCCATCACCATCTAAATCATCATCAATGGTTGAACCCTTTTGTTGACTAATAAGTTTTACCTGACCAGCCATTGTATCTAATGTATCTTGTTCGTTAGCTAAGAAGTTTTTTATCTTATCTAAATCATCTTTATCATCCGCAGCATCAATCAAATAATCACGAACATCTTTCATTTTTCTTGGAATGATGGTGTACAGTCTTATTAATAAGTCGTTGATTTCTTTAACATTAACACCAACTTTAGCCAATCCTGAAGCTTTTGTTAAAACTTCTTGAGCGGCATCAATTTGTGCTTGAGTTACAGCATCTTGTGTAACCTTATAGTTTCTTTGGATTGATTTATTTGCATAAGCCATTAAATCATCAAATAATTGTTTTACTTGATTATCTTTAATATCAGCTGTTTTTGATGATGTACTATTTGAAGAGGTTGTTGTGGTTTCAGCAATAAGGTCTGTAACATCTTGATAACCCTTTCTAGGGTTTGTTTTACTTTGAAGAACTTTATTCCATTCGTGTGACCGCTTGTAGACAGTCACTAAATCTTTACCAACTCGACCATAATCACATTTGATTCTACCATCAGGTTGTTCTTCCATTATATACACCTTATTACTTTGAGATGTTAACCCATTATCAACTGATACATGGACTAATTTTGCATACCTTAAACCATTTTCTTTAGTAATCATTTTCAAAAAATTTTATATTAACTCTTCAAAGGTATGTAAATTATTTTAAATAACTAAATAATTTTTAATATTTAATTGCATCTATATACATAAACCTTTCGGTCTTAACATTACTACAACTACAATCTTTTCTACTATTTTCTAATATTTTATCATGAGGTGTTGGTACAACCATAAAAATAAAATCTGGGATTACCAAATGAAATCCCCACTTTTTTTTTAATTTGTTGTAATTTAATTGTTTCTTAACGCAATTATACTACATTTTGTCTGATTTTCCAAATTTTCGGCATATTTATATATATAAAAAACAAATATATTATGGTAAACAAAATTAAAGAGTGGATTAAAGCCACAGGATTAGGAAATCTAGGATGGGCGGGAGCTTGTGCTGGTTCTTTTATTTTTATTGGAGGTGGTCTTGGGACTTTCTTAGCGGGAGCTTGTGCGGGATTATTCGTATATTTCAACTATGCAGTCATCAAAGAGTTAATCCAAAAGATTAAATAAGAGATAATTACCCTAAAACACAAAATACCCCACACAACAAATGGGGTATTTTTACTTACTTTCTATCCAAGCGGCAGCTGTTGCAGTACCTTTTTCAACTACTGTAAGCCCTTTATCGACTTGTACATAACAATCTGGATGCTCAACCACTAATTCATCAAATTTCTTATCAGAAACTCTTAAAACAACTATATCTGAATCAAGTGGTGTTATACCTAGATTCTTAACTGCATGTGCTATTTGCGCTGCAACCTTACCTTCAGGCATTTTAAGGTTTTTCTTATATATCGCCTTTATTCTCATTTCTTAAAATAAGGTTTTTGTGGGATTTCTTGTCTAATCCAATAACCTATTTTTAAAATAAGTACCCCTAAATTCCATCTAAATCTTTTCATGTTATCAATCCTTTATCTATTAATCCAAGAATGTATCTTGAATGTTCTTCATTTTGTCTAACAGCTCTCACACCGTTACCTTCAAAATCATCATCTTTGGCATCTCTAGCGATACCAAATGTCATATGTAAACCAAAATAAGGTCTACCTAACCCTAATTCAGCTCTAATCGCATGTAACTCTTCCCTACCTTCTTCTGGTACAACCAACCACCAATTGATACCATCGGACCTAACATCAACTGATAAGTTAACTTCAATTGATTTTCCATCCCATTTCTTCTTAACATCATCCCATTTCTTAACATTATCACCCATATCTCTATGACTGTCGTTTATAAATGTTACATGAGCCTTTCTAATTGATTCTCCTAAAATAAGATTATATCTTTTTTTCACAAACCATCTGTAGTAAGCTTTGATGTCACCATCAAATTCTACAAATGCGACTTTCTTCCAATCAGCTTGCTTCTTATGTTTAGAAGTGATGTCTGGTGGGTCAAAAACTATCTTACCTTTTATTTTAAATGTTGTATTCACAATACAAAGATACAATAATTTTTTTAAAAAATCAAATTTTTATTTTAGCTTTCATATTAAATCTGTTATTTCTCCATTATCATCAAACACCAATAATTGACGTTTTCCATTCTCATGAACCAAACAATGTCCGTATGCGTGAGTGCTAACACCCTTTCTAGTGTAGAACTGTTTAACATGCCCTGTAAGACCCACAGAAGTCACACCATCCATTATTATAGGTGAGTGGTTATGTCCGTGTATCATTTTAAAGTTCATACGCTTATATTGCGTTATATTACCTCTAGAACCATTTGTACCATGGTCACCATGCATAGCTAGGTTAAAACCTTTGATAGTTAAGTGGTCACCGAATTTAAGATATTTAACTTTTTTCTTTTTACCATATTTTTCGGTTAGTAAATAACCAAATATATTTCCATAAAGCTCTAAATCAATAGTTTGATGAATCATTGCATATTTCAAATAAGCTGGTGAATTATGTAAATCTCTTTTCCAATTCATATCGTTGATATGTCTATCTAAGAATTCATCATGGTTTGATTGAACCACATACACTTTATCACCACCACATTCTTTTAATACCTTTTTAGGAAATTTAACAGCTTCATCTACTTCATCTTCAATAAGGTATTTACCATTAACGATTTTTCTTCGTAAGCTAAACATATCTAACCTTTCATGTGGGTTAAATCTGGCCCCATCTAATAAATCATGCAATACGTGAACTTTAGGTTTTAAAATATCACACAACTCTTTGGTTTTCTCATATATCGCTTCATCAATAACTTCATTATGGATATCACCCCAAACAATAGCTTCAACATTTTTAACTTTAGTTACACCTTCAGGGGTTACCTTATAACATAAATCAGTAAATTCACCATCATCAGTTACATAGATATTTCTAGGAATATGGCATGTACCATCTTCTCTCAACTCAATGATACTAAAACCATATGAATGATGTATAGCGGCAGTGTCACCAGCTTTACTTCTAGAGTAATTCTTCCTAGTAATCGCACCAGTCGTACTCATAGTTCTTAATGGTGTATTTCTAAGCCTAGCTTGAGTTTTAAAATGAATTCTAAATGCACCTAAAATCAAATGACCATCATCACTCAATGCATCTAATCCAGTTAATGGCATTTTAGCTGTTGGTGAAATATGTGTGTCAGCTGCTATGGTAGTATCACCAAATTCAACTTTATTATAATAGATATTATCCTTTATTTCATCAACCCACCACATGTCTTTTTTCTTATTCTGGTCTTCCGTTGGTGTTGTTGGATTACGGTACCTAACTGGTATAACCACAATATTGGTCTCCTTATTTAACTTATTGGTAATAAAATCCTTATAAATTAACATTGAAGCTAATTGCTTGTGGTTAATTGGAGTTTCATTTTGAGCTGATGTTACCATTAAAACTTTTGTATTTAATGGTAGATTTCTATCACGAGCTTCTAATAATTGTGGTGGTAATTTTGATGAGACTTTTTGTAAGTCCATTTTTTCTAACCACCATTTTCTTATCGTCCTACCTTCAACACCAAATTTATTTGTGAGAATTTCCATTTTTTCTTTATGGGTTAATTCCTCATCATAATAAGTCATTCTAATATAGTCCTTATTCTCGTCTGTTAAATCTTTAAATTTAACTTTGTTTGTTTTATCTTTACTCATTTATGCTAATTTTTTATCTTTTAAGAATTCTCTTAAAAAGACATTCTTAGGGCCACCAACTTTTTCAACCCATTTATTATATTGCTCATCATTAACTCTAACCCATGAAGCTATTTGGTCATCACTAACATCCCCAACGTAATCTAATGCTGGCATTGGTGAAAAATCAGGGTATAAATTTTTATTAAACACTCTTTCGTCAACAAGAAATACTATCGCTGTTAACATAGAGTTTAAATCAGGTTCATAAAATCTTGAAACCTTGATGCCATTTAATGTTAAATCAGCTAAATGTTGTTGCATTGTGCCAACATATAACTCAGTTTTAAATCCATGTCTTACCTCATGACCTTCATTAGATGTACCGCCATTCAATAAAATATTGGTCATCCATTCAGTTCTGAACCAATCATATTTTTCGTTATTCGTTCCCCATTCAAGACTATAAACATCATTTGCGTGATTAAATTGAATTCCTTGTTGAATTGGTGAAAGGTTATATGGTACTAAACCGTACATTCTTAATTCTAAGAATTTTTCAGGTTTTCCTGGTGTAGAATTATAAACTACTTTATACTCTTCTATAACAGATTTAAATCTCTCAAGACTAAGTTTATCCAACATATATTCATCATACTCACTCTCTTCTAAATCTAAAATTCTAATATTATTAACTAAACACCACTCATATAATGTATGTTCGGTTTCCATATTCTTAAAAGTCTCTTGTATCATTTTCAAATAATGTTGGGTTTTTATCCATCCACGTTTTTATTAAATTTTGGAAATTAAGTTGTAATGGGAATCCACCCATGTAAATAACACCACCAATAAGTTCAAATTCTTGACCAGCTTTAAATTCGACACCTTCCATTGGGCTTGAATCTTTTGTTAATCTAAAAACTCCGTTTTGTATGTTTTTCATAATTTTATAATCTTTGTGCAATGTAACTACAAAAAAAGGAAAAAAACAAGTTTTTAGCAAAAAAAAAAACCACTTTTCGGTGGTTTTATTATCAAAGTTTATTATATTCCTCTAAAAAGAGTTCTCGAACCTTTGTTGAAATGTATTTGTTGACATCTTTTGATTGGAGGTTATTATCTTCTAAAACATCCTTTTCTTCGGCCATAATATCATTCACAACCCATCTAATGATATCACCCATTTTTTTAATGTCAATATCTCCGTTAGGGAAAATAATGCCCATACCTTGTTCAAATCTATTTTGAGTTACAGCGTAACCAACAAATTCATGGATAGAATTTATTTTCTCAGTATCAACTTTAGCTAAAGTCTTAACTTTAGATGCGCTATGTCGTTCACCCTTCACTTTGAAACGGTAATCATGACCATCAACCGTTGCACACCAAACCACACCCTCACCAATTCCTTCAATACCAAAAGCTTTACCTACGGGGCATAATTCTTCAACTGCAATGGTAATCTCACTTAATTCATTTTGAGCCAAATCAGGTCTATTAAAATCAATTTCGATTTCATAAGATAAGAAATCTTCAACATTATAAATTCTATGGTCAATATCTCTTAAATAGTGAGAAGCTAAATGATATGGTTTAGTACTATCTTCAGGTACAACTTTTACGTCAAATATGAAAAATGACTTTTCTATTTGAGATATTGCAACTCCTTTTTGGATGCCTTTACCAGCCCATTCACCGAATACAATAACAGTATCGTTTGGGTTAATCTTATGGTTTACATATCTAACATGTTCAACCAATTCAAGGAATGCTTGTTTATTATCTTCAACATACCTTGCAAACCCCATATTATCATTTTCAGGAGTTATAATATTACTTCTAGATTGTGCCCAAATACCATCATTTTCAGTATGTCCAATACCCGCATTTGAATTATGCACCAAAATGTCATTTACAAAAAAACAATTTGTGTCTTGTATCGTAAGGTCAAATGACCTTCTTTCTTTTATTTTATTTATCTTTTTTAATTTCATTATTAATAAATTTATTTAATCTATTTTTAATTTTTTCCCTATTTTTATACCAATCATCTTCCCAAACAACAAAAACTTTATATCCCTTTCTTTTTAATAACCAAGTTCTTTTTCTATCCTTTTCCCATTTATCAGAGCAAATCATTTTAATTGCTGTGTTGTAGTAATCACCATCATATTTTCTAGGATTACAATGATATAAATCCCCATTATATTCCACAACGATTTTTCTATTAACATTACATTCATCAACCTCAAGTTTATCTATTACATGGTGCTGTTTAAATCCATATTCTTTTAAAAAATCATGTAATTCATTATGACCTTTAGATGTAAAACCAATTTTAGAATTTTTAAAAATCTTTAAATAATGTTTTAATCTAAATTCTTCATCTGAATTTAATTTATCGTGTAATGCCTTATTTGCTCTTGTTACTTGTTTATTTTGCTCTTTTTTACTCATAGACTCCCACCTTTCCGTTGAAAATCTACCAGAATTGTTATGATTCAAAGATGATGCTTCACCACCCAATTTAGCATTTTTGGTTCTATCTTTTTTTGATATTTTACTTAAAGCTTTTTTACCTACCTCTGAAAGTCTTTTAGCTTCTTTCTCTTTAACACAATTTTTACACAAATCTTTTTCATTTTTTTCAAACCTTTTATTTGTTTTATCAAACCTTTCATTATATATGTGATTACAATCATCACATTTAACCATATTAATCGGAAATTTTATCTTAGATAGGTGTTTTGAGTAACCCCACCTACCATTTACTAATTCACACCATGTTGTAATTACCATATTTACTTTTTAATATAAATATGTAGCGTTTCATGAAACTAACTTTAATTTTGGTCATTTTCTAAAAAAACATCTTCTTCAGTTAAGTTAATGGCTTCAACCCACCCTCTATTTTTTGTGTAAATTTTATGGTCTTCAGTACATTTTATTGAAGAATTATTATCAAATACTAGCTCAACCCAATTTTTATTTGATTTAAAGTTTTCAGTATTTACAACCTTTTTATCCACAAACCTATTAAATTCAAAATCATAACTCAAAATAGAATCACCAACATTAATTTCACTAATTGGTATTTCTTCACCATTACTTAAAGTAACTAAAGAGTTTTTATCAAAACACCCATGAAGTTTCACAGTACCTTTAAATTTAATGGTTGGTGCAACTTTAGAATAGTCAAAAATTGCATCACCATTCTCATCTTTACCTATGTATGCGGCTCTATCTCTAGCTTCTTTTACTACTTGTCTATATTGCCCGATTTTCGGGAATGCACTATGTTTTTTCATTATTTAATTTATTTAAAAATTTTTCACTTTGATTTGAAATGAATTTGAAGAATCCAATGATTCCAATTATAAACCAGAACACTGGCCAAACAAAACTAAAAGATATCCAAGCTGATTCATTTGATTCATAATCATCCATCATTACATACCCTCTATCATTATCATCGTAATGGTCTAACCCAAGTTGTTTAGCACACCTCTTCAATGTAATTAATGATATTACATACCCAATAACGTAAACCAAAATTATTGTAATAATTATAAATAACTTTCCCATTATCCCACTTCTTTACCTAATCCTTTAGCCATTGCTTCAATCTCTTGACATGACTCTAATGAATCACAAGTATCTTTATCATCTCTCAATTCAACAACTGAAGGATGTAAAGTTGACCAATCACCATTAGAGTTTTGAGATAAACCACAACAACGTATTTCTACTATTGTCCCCATAAGTTCATCACCTCTTTCAGTAATATCTTTCATCATCTTCTCAGTCATACCAGAAGCATTGGTTCTTAATTTACCACATGATGATTCAAGGTTTATTGTTGAATAAACATTTTCATTTTTACTTCTTTTTTCACCATATTCAAACCCTATAACTCTAAGGTCAATATTCATTTCTAATTTCATTTTTATTTGGTGATTTTTCTTACCATCAAACCATCCAGCTGTTGGTGCTTTAAGGATGGTACCTTCTTCACCTCTATTTAAAATCTCTTGGAAGTGACTCATTGCTTCATCATAAGAATATACTTTCTTACGTTCAACTACTGATACTCTATCACATTCTAAAACTGGAGTCTTTTTAAATAAGAAATCCAATCTATGTCTATATTCAATATCAGATTTCTTATTAAAATAATCATCTAATGTAATTGAATCCCATACAGTATATCTGATTTTATCAACAGCTTCTTTAAAACTACCATGCTTTTTCTCGAATGCCACTAATTTTTTAGCGGTTTCTTCATCACTTCTATCACCCATTTTACCACGACCCTCAATATCGACAATTGAAGCTATAATACCGTTACTTGTGTATCGGTCTAAATTCTCCATTGTAAGCTCACCATTTAATACACCATCAGGGAATTTTGATAATTCCTCAAATAATAATGAGTCACTTGGAATATGAGTTGTTTCACCTTGTCTAGACTCTAACTCAACTTCACCACCTTGAATGATTGCGTTAGCATACCTACCATCCATTTTAACGTCACTATAAGCGTAACCATATTTCTTAAAAATATCTTTAGCTAATTTTTCATCATATGATTTAGCACCTTGATATGGCGTTTTCTCAATCAAATCACCATAGACTTTATTAATGTAGGTTCTACCTAAACCATTCTTAGGGTCTTTATCAATAATTCTCTCAATGATATAAGCATCATCTGGTGATACACTTTCTAATATGAATTTTAAATGATTTATAGCCGCTTGTCCACTAATTTTTCTGTCAGAAATTTCATCAAGATTATTTAAACCCCACTCTAATGAAGCTGGGATTGAACTATTTAATGAAATATATTCAGGTATTTGTTTAATAAAAAACTTCACTCTTTTAGATTTTATTCGATACAAAACTTCTTTAAGTAAGTCGTTGTCTTTATACTTGCGTAATACATCCATTTTGGCATTATCACCAGCTGTGTTACTTATTTCATCAAATATTGCTTTAATTGTCATATTATTCTTTTAAATTATTCATTAGTTTGTCAAAGATACGAAAATAATTTCTAGAATCAAAATTTTCTGGAAGTATTTTTTTAAAATCCGCATATAAATTATTGCATGCTTGAAAATCAATAATCTTTTTATGCTCTTTTAATTGTAATCCAAATTGTAATATCCTCAAAGCATGGAACATACTCTTTATTGCATGTTCACCATCACCATTCTTTGATGCCATATTAGCATAGTGACGACTATCAGATGCCTTTCTGATAACTTGTTTAATCATTTCTTTGGTATTCCAATTGGTTACCTTAAAGGGCCATTTCTTGAATACCACTTGAGAATCATCCAATGATAAACACTCCAATGCGATTATATCATACCTATTAATAGCGTCTAAGAATCCACCTCTTGAGTATACTGTACCTTGAATTGAATAATCTTCATTAGAAATTGCATTATTCTTAAATGCACCATTATCTAACATAGCACCTTTCATGACTATAATAAAATCATGGTCAGAAGTTTCAGTCGCTGTAC